AAAGACCCCCCTACCCCAAGAAGGAGCAGAGAGGGAAGGTGCTTCACCCCTGTCAAGCAGGATCATCATGTGACGGGTTGGGCACCGTCTACCCCTCGGCTTGATGATGTGACCAGCCGCACGGATTGTTCGGGAACTGCCCCCTAGTCATAGACATACCGTGTAACCCTTTGCTTCCACGCCGTCAGGTTGAACGCTTGCTATCGTGTGGAGTACGGACCCCTTATGGGGGTCAGTCAGTCAAATCACAAACGGGGAAGAATGCTTTGACTGGCGCGGTTTTCAATGCAGACCCACTCACGCCTAACGGTTAAACGCAAAAAAGCCGTTTACTGCTGCCCCCTGTAGGAACCACCATCAGGTGGAAGAGGCATGAGTAAACGGCTTTCAAGTAGTCGCTTCCTACGGCAACAGCCCCACTCTACCACAGATTTATCAAGCTGCATAGGGGTTAGCTCTTTTTTGTTTGCCGCTGTCCACATAGTCGTCCTCGTCCCATGCGTCGTCAGGCGGGGGGTCGATGTCCAGCCACCCGGCGTCACGCAGGTAGCGCAGGGCCTGAGTACAGTTGTGAACCAAGATCCCGTTGGCGTAGTAGCAGTGCTCACCCTCCACCGTCAGGTCGAACACATGACGCATGGTATGGGTGTTCGTAACTTGTTTTACCAAGGCGGTGCTTTGACTCGGAGTTCTGGCAGGCGGGTGAACAAAACTTCTTCCGCGTGGGGACTTTGGCAATGCCGTCAAAACCGCACCAGACGCATTTGTAAGGGGCCGGGTAGTACGACTTAGGCTTGCCCCAAGTCTTTGCCAGAGAGTCCTTGGCGTGCTCTCTGTGCCATGCCCGTCCCTCGTCTGACCTGTGCCAGTCGGCTGCGGTGACGCGGATCCGGCTGAGGTGCTCAAGCTGCTCTGGCCGTCTGCTGCGTTCAGATGCCTGCGCCCGGTGCTCATCCCAATGCTGCTTGTTTGTGACGCAGGCCAAGTTGCCGATGTCATTGTTGGCCGTGTTGCCGTCAATGTGGTGGACGTGCATGCCCGCAGGAATTGGCCCGTTGTGGTGCTTCCAGACGTCGCGGTGAAGCCGGTGGCCAGCCCTTGCAAAGTAGCGCCGGTGCGCCGGGTTATTGCTCTCAGGGTAGCGGTTGTACTTGCGACCGTTGAAGACCACCGACTCGACAACAGCGCCACTTGATTTGAAAACCATGATGCATCCTTGTAAAGGTATACATTGTGGACTGATTGACTCAAGCAGTCAACCCTCAACCAGCCGTCTTGGGTCATCACCCGGTGCTCTGCCGTGGCCAGCAGGCCGTTGACGTTCCAAATCTCCTTGATGCCGTTGTCATGCACGGCAGTCACCCGCCGAGGCCCTGCGGGGGTCATTACCATGTCACCTACCTGCACGTCCTTGATCGCTTTCGTGCCAACAACCATCTGCACCTGAGTCAAGCTATCAACACATGCGTCCACCAAATCATCATGGGTTGTCTCGGGGAACGAGCAGATCTGAGAGACAAACCCCTCTGCCCAGTCCTTGACGTAGCCCTTACGGTGGTCAGACTCAGGGATCCACACCCGGCCACGGGCGATGATGTTGGACACGATGTTCAGGCGCTGCATCTTGTCTGCCCTGCCCGGGTTGTAGGCTCGCACAGGCAGGTGGGCACGCTGGAGGTCTTGAATCAGGGAGATCCCGGCGCTCTTGTCCTCGATCAGCAGCAGGTCAACCCGCTTGCGGTCCTTGCCCTCACCGAAGACGGTCTCGTACTCCTCAATCACCTTGGGGCGCAAGTCAGGGTACATCATGCGCTCCTGCCAGCAATCGATCACCATGGCCGCCATTGGGCCGTCCTGTGGCTTGAAGCAGCCAAACGTGATGCAGGCGGTCGGGTCGTTCTGCGCCTTCTCCGAGGTGGCCACGTCGTAGCTCTGCAGGATGTACTCAAACTTCGGGAACGGCCGGCCGGCTGGCCAGAGCTTGAACATATCCCGCTTTACTATGCCGCCCTCCTCGGGGTCAATGATCTCGGCGTAAATCTCCTGTCTCCCGAGAGTCGTGCCCTCGTAGCTCAAGATCTGCTTGCGGAAGTTCTCCGACAAATTGGCCAGATTGGTGTAGGTCGAGGCGGTAGTCATCACCACGTCGTCACCCTCCCGGCCTAGCAGCTCAATGATCAGATCCTTCGGGCGCGGGGTTGTAGTGCAGATCATCCGGGTGCGCTTGCCCAGCCGCATGCCGAACTGGATCTGGTCCCAAGCCTCTTGTATATAGTCCCACGCCGCAAGTTCATCACACCATCCGCCGTGGAATTGTGGCCCCCGGAAGCGCTCAGGCTCGGATGCGGGTATACCCTTAATCAGCGACCCGTTGTGCAGACGCAGCTCGTGGGCAGTCTTGTTGTAGTCAGCCACTAAGCTCTTGGGGATGACGGTCAGCAAGCCGGAGTCGCCCTCGAAGCAGGTTCCTCGGACGTCAGCCGAGGTAGGCGCAGCTACCAGCCAGCGGGTGCCGGGCTGCTCATAAGCCCACCAAGCTATCTGCTCGGCAGCCGTTCTGGTCTTCCCGGCTCCACGTCCAGCCAGCATCAGCCAGATAGACCACCAGTCTCCGGGCGGCAGGATCTGATGCTTGTGCTGGGTAGCGAACCAGCTCATGCGCCACGCCCACGCCAGTCTGTACTCGGGGCTTGCAGCCGCTAGGTGCCTCTGGACCTCCGGGTCCGAGACGATTGCCGCAATGTCACTCATTGGCCGAGACTTGTTTCTTGAGCTCCGCGTTCTTCATGATCGTCGCAAGGAAGTTGTCGGCCTCCACCTGCGCCTCAATCTTGATGGGATTGTTGGGGTCGCCGCCCAACGCTACCTTAGTGCCGTATTTCTTAGGGTTCCAGCAGGCTGCCAGCTTCAAGCGGTGCTCGGCGCGGTGTTTGTTCCAAGCAATCGAGCCTGAGTCGTAACGCTTGTTTCCTGCCTCATCAAAAACGGCCAGCGGCTCGTTGTCCGTGATAGACAGGGAGTCCTCAACCATAGCGTCACAACCCTCCTCGCGTGCGCGTGCGAACTGAGCGGAAAGACTGTCATCGCGCTCCACCCAATCGTAAAACGTCCGCCTGTCTGGCATCCTCTCATCCTTGCATATCTGGAGCAGTGGCTCTCCTGTGCTGATGCGATGACAGATCTCCTGCGTAAGCTCAGGCGTCTGTTTACTTGGCCTTCCTGTCTTTTTTGGGGCTTTAGAGACGTTTTCCTGTTCAACAGCACCCTTACCCTTGGCTTTAGGCTTTTGGGCTGCTGTAGCGCGTTTTGATGTCTTTGCGGCGGTTTCTGGCATGACCTTAATCCTCGTCCGTTGATTTGGGCGTATCGTACCTGATACTTGGTGATTTGTAATCGCTAGGTGTAAAGTGGCAGAACACATTGGCAAAGGCGTTGCCCTCTAGCGGTATTGGTCTGCCGTGCTTTAAACGGGCGGATTCGTAAAAGACCATCTCGCCGGGTGCTATCAGGATCTGGTGCGGTTCGTAGGCGTGATCCTCGATTATCAATGGCCAGTCCTCGCGCACGTCCTGATCGACGTTGATGATGACGCCAAAGATGTGGGTCTCTATCCTGTCTCTGTGGGGCTTGAGGACTGCCTTGTCTTTGTACACACGAATGCCGTACACATAGGTTGGGTCTACGGCCTTGCCGCTCCATGTTGCCACTAACGGGCTAAGGGTGTCGTGGATCTCTTTGCGAAGCGCGTCCGGCAGCTCAATGGTCGTGCTTGGTTTACTGTGTGACTCATTTGAGATGAAACCCTCGACGTGCTCATCTTTCTCGGTGTTTTTGTTCTCATTGTAAAAATGCAACATCTTGTCAAACAGCGGCTCAGGCACAGGAAATTTCTGGAACCCTTTGCTAGTGTAATTTGGCAGAAACTCGTGCGGGGCTCGGTGAGGGTTTAACAGCTTGTGTAGCGGCACACTTGGTGTGTAGCCGATCTCTTTCCGTATTGACTCGTATGCGAAGCCATGCCGCAGGAGTATGCCAAATATGACGTCAGGCTTTACACCGGCGGTTGTGTTAGTTTTGATCCACGCGGTCCAATCCGGGCTAAAGGTCACATGGATCTCCGGATCAATCCCCGGGCTGCTCGCCATCCTCGGCCTTGTATTGCTCGATCTTGGCTCCGGCCGTGAGCTGGGTTACCAGATCATCTTGAGTCGCTACTCGGACCGTGAATGTGCTGTTGGCGACGTGACTCAGGGCCTGCTGGCGCAGGTTGGCTTTGACTAGTCGCGTGCCTTGGGCACTGTTGACAATGTAAATTCGTTCTGCCATTTTCTCTCTCCGTATTGTTTGATGTAACCGACTCGCTTTCATTTCGCTAATATAGGTCGGGCAACAGGCATATCACTACCACAAACCCTATGAACATTGTAGCAATTACAACCTTTTCGGTCAATGATTCGTTCATGTGTTGCGCTCTTTAATCATCATCCGAGCAATTTGTTTTGCAAAGTCCACCTGCTGATTAAAGTCGTCACTCAGCTTGAAACTTAACAGCAAACCCTTCTCGTCTCTCAAGTTGGAGATGGCAATCAACAAGGCTTCAGCAAAGCCTGTTTCGGTTGTTTTATCCAAGCCGTCAATAAAATCCTGTACAAAATCAGTCATGCGTTGCGCTCCTTTAGTTTGGCTTCCACTGCTCGGGCAAATTCCATCAGTGGGCCGTCGTATTCGGCAGGGATGGCGCTTGGCATCATGTTCAGGATTTCACTTGCGGATAACTCTTTGCGCTGGGGTGCATCATCAGGAATTCCGTTAACCGTTCGCACTCCTCGCCCATCCCACGTTATGTGGGTAATGCGCTCCTGCACCGGCTCGGCTTGCTGTGTTTGTAAGTGCATCAGCTTGAGTTGCAGTGATTCAATGTACTGGCGGATATCCTCAATAAACTCTGGGTTTATGTGATGGTTCCACTGTGCTGTTTCTACAGAATACGCGCCGTCTGCGTAGAACTTGCAGAATTGTTGAGCTTGGTCAATGCGTTTCAGAATGTCCATCATGTGTTGTCTTTCAATGCGTAAAGTGATCGTGCGCGATCTGGGTGCATTCCATTTATTACTTCTCCGTTAGAGCAACTCCACGAACCATCTGGATAATGGTATTGATACTCAACCGCGTTCGGGTTGTATGGAGATTCATAAGGCTCCTGCACCGGCTCGGCTTGCTGCTGGGGTGGGGTGGTGTCATACACAGGCAGACTCCCGAACAACTTTGCCACCGGCTCGGCTTGCTGCTCAGGCTGCGCCTTGTAAAGCTCGTCATACTTTGCGTAAAGTTTGGCAACATCACGCAGGGCCAAGGTGTCGTAGTCTGGATGAATGCCATCACCTTCTTTCCAGTAGCCAATTGCGGCTGTACTGATACCCGCCATCTGCATCCTGTACTGCTCGATTTCCTGCAACACCGGCTCGGCTTGCTGCTGTGCCTCAAACCTCCCAACCAACTCCTGCACCCTAGCGTAATACTGGAGGCGTGAGATTTCATCCTTCATTGCCATTTCAAACGGCATTTTCAAAATGCCGAAAAGCATGGTGTCAGTCATGTCCCCTCCTTGATGTTGTGGGTGGCTTCAATGGCTCGGGCGATTGATTCGAACTGCTCTCCGCCAATCCACGACCGGTATTTTTTATCCCACAGTTTGTACACAAGCTCCTCCGTCAGCGGCTTGCGCTGCTCTGACCTCTTGCCATCTGCAAAACCTTGCTGGTACACAATGGTCAGCGTGTCGGAATCATCGTTCAGCTTGTCCTGCGCTGCTTGGCGCTTTGAATCAAATCCTGTCATGGCATTGCCTTTCCAATTTCTGCTGCTGCGCGGGTGATGGCGCGGCGGGTTGCGGCAAGGGGGTCTGTGCCGTGAGGCTCGTCAAATGCGTCCAGACAGTCTTTACTGGCCCATGTGCGCGTAAGGTCTGCCCAGTCTGGGAATTGCATTGGTATCTTCAGCTTCACCGCCAGCCGCAGCGCATCGCCGTCGTCTTCAAGCGGGGTCCATTGGTTAAACTCAGCCTCTTCCAGCCCACAAGCCTTAGACGCAAGTTCAAGTAGTTCTCTGTCCATCACATCCCCTCATCGGCCAGTGCTTCGGCCAAGATTAAAAGAAATAATTGCTTCTGCATAGCGGTTGCGTTCATGGCTTTGTCCCAGCAATACCCAAATTCGTCTGACCGTGATAGGTAATCGTCAATCGCGGCAATGCCGTAGTGGCCTAGTAAGTCTTGTAAGTACGCTTTTTCCGCGATGGTCTCTGCGGCTTTGCGTAACTCCGTGCTGATCGGGCCGTACTGCAAATGTTCGTCATCCGGGTGGATGCGGTCTTCGTCGGAAGCGCGCAAAGGGGCCACCAGTTGATAGTTTTCCCAACGATGTGGGCACTGCATCAATCGCTGTATCCTCGCCTTACGGGCGGCGGCAAAAAGTAAGCGGCTCATTTGTTTCCCCTTGCTCTGATAGTGGCAGCAATTTCTTTTAATAGCAAGGCGTAAAACCTCATGGTTTGGGCTGGTAAGGAGCTAAGGTCTGTTGACTCAATAAACTTCGCGCATTCCTCACGCTCACGCTCGGCAACAATGGCGGCAACAAGTTTGGCAAAGCGGTATCGCGTGAATTCTTCATTGTTTTTGATGGATTCGTTGAGGGCTTGCCCCCACATCTTGTCAATGTCGTCTTTAGTCATAGCATCCCTCACACATCAAGATAAACAGATTGGCTTGTGCATCCCACGCAGCATCCCCCGCAGCAGCCGCAGCAGCCCACGCAGCAACCCTCGCAGCAGCCCACCCAACATCCCACGCAGCAGCCCACGCAGCAGTGGTGGCAGCATCCGCAGCAGCCCACGCAGCAACCCTCGCAGCATCCGCAGCAGCCAACTCTGTTTGCGTAGCCAGATCATTGGCAAATCTTTCAGCCACATCCAGTGCGTCAAGACTGCGTTTGTCAGTCATCAGGTGCTGCACACTCCGGGCGCAATCCACCGCAAACAAACGCATCTCACGCTCATGTCCGTCCACAGCACGTAGACACCACAGGGCATCATCAATCCCGTTGGACTCAAGGATAGCGGTCAGCGCCAGCGGTTCGTCGTCTGCCTTAGTCTTGCCCAAGGTTTTTAACAACTTCTCCCATCCATCCGTGCAAGGGCTGTGCGCCCTAATTTTGTTCAGTGTCGTTTTCATGTCAAATACCCCGCCATAAAGAAAAGCGCCGCAATCGCAAGCAACGCAAGGAGAATTGCCACGGCGGTGTCGAGCCAGCCGTACTTGAACAGGTCTTCAATCTCATCGTCTTTCATTTGGCTTCTCCTTCTGCTTTGTTGATTGCGAAGATTGAGATGTTTCGGGCGTCATATAAGCGGCTTGCAAGCTCACCGCAACTTGTTTCTTACTCATATAAATCGCGTATTGTTTGAAGCTCCGCCAGCAACTCCTGATTCGCCTCATGGAGTCGGCGAAGTTCGGCGGCGGCGGCGTGATTGATATGGTGGTTCAGGTGTGACTTGCTGAGTTCATCAGCCAACCGCAAGGCTTCTGGTTGTGTTGTCATTTCAATTCTCCAAGTTGTGCTTGTAACCGTTTGTGAAAACTGTCTTCTCCATCATCACCGGACAAGAGCCAGTCGATTCGCTGTGCGTAAACATAGGCTAGTTTCAAAGCCTTCACAGCTTTCTCAAACTCAGCAATAGTCTCTGGGCTGTAGCGGTTGCCAATGTTGTCGCCCCACTCATTCTTTTCGGTGCTGTCGTTGGTCAGAATCTGACTGCCTATGTCATCTGCCATGTCAAGCAACGTGTGCTGCTTATAGTTAAAGTGTCCGCCACTCATAGTGGTGCATCCTCAAAGTTATCAGGGTTAAACGGCATCGGCGGTACAGGCCGGTTCGGGGGTAGTTGGGTTGGGAAGGGCCATGTCATGTTCGGTTCCCCCGTGAGTTAGTTACCCTGTCAAAGGCTCTAGATAGGTCTCTGTTGCGATCTTTGGTGCCAATTGGTGTACGGGCCTTGGCAAACAGATTTGAGTTAGCCTCGGCCTCCTCAAACGATTTGGCAAGCCACACTCCCTCAGAACGGTGTTTGCGTTTAGCAATTGCCTGCTTGATTTGCAGGTCGATTGCTTTTCTGTTGACAATTTCGGTGTCGCTCATGCTGTCACCTCTTGAGCCAAGATGAGTTGCAGGCCAGCCAGCAGTTGCTCGGCCTCTGAACGAGTGAGAATTGCAGACGCAGTCCCGTGCCTCATTGACAGGTGCAGCCAAGCACCGCCTTCATCCCATGAGTCAATGCTGACACGGACGTTGTCTTCGGTCTTGATGATGGTTTCAATTTCGTTTGTCATTTCGCTATCCTTTGGTGTTACCGGTCTCGTTGACCGTGATGTTAGTGTAACCGCAAATTACACATCAAGAAATACTTGACTGTTTTTTAGGGTCTTCCATCTTGAGATGGGCCAGCAGGGCTACCAGTGGCTGGGTGATCCGAGGCTCGTGCTCCCGCTCTTTGATCCAACGCTCGATCTCCGCCACGATGTAGTCACACCCGTGGTCAAAGCCTTTGGCGTAATCAGTCATCACAGGCAATCGTGGATGTTGTCACACCACACTTCAGAGATTACAAACGGTGCCTCATCCACCACGATGTCGATAGCATCTTGTGCGCTTGGTGCCTCGACCTGATGCTCCGAGGTGATGTTTTTTTCGCTCAAAATTTTTACTGTGTAGATCATGGTGTTCTCCTGTGGGGCCGAAGCCCCGGTTGGTTTAGCGGCTGGTGACCTTGACGCTGAAGACTGCGGTGGTCTTGGTGTGACGAGCGATCTGCTCGGCAGTGGCACCCAGTTCTGCGAACAGGGCCTTGCTGTCGACTGTGGAGCGGTTGGACTCCATGTAGGTGGCCTTGAAGAGGTCGCCCTCAACAACCTTGTCACCGCCCATGCTGGCGGAATCTTTGATGCCGTCCTTGATGGCGTCGGCCTGTTTGGTCAGGGCTGCGATCTGGGCGAGGAGAGCGCCGAGGGTGTCGACGTCGTGGGTGATGGTGATGTTCATGTCGCTGGTCTTTCTGTGTTACCTGCTTGATTGCAGTGATGCTAGTGTAAGGCCAAATTACACGATACGCCAACTATTTCAAATTATTTTTATAGGGACAAACCCTAACCTGTGTTTCCAGCAATGGCCTTTGGCAATTCGCCATAGGTGAGCGTATCTAAAGCCGTACTCTTTTGCCGCCTCACTGGGGCTGATTAAACCAGCCTGCAAGCGGTCAACAAGTTCAACCGGTACGATTGCCGCGTGGTGGTCTTCGCCGCGTTTGTAGAGCTTCCTGTCCGTTCGGTCTTTCATGTTCCCAGTTTGCGTGTCCCAGCGAAGGTTCTCAATGCAGTTGTTGGTTGGGTTGCTGTCGTTATGGCAAGCCATCTCGTGCTCTTTTGGCTCACGGTCGAAAGTCATCAACACAAGCCTTGAAACAAGCTGTGTGAACTTCTTTTTTTCAACACCAAATCTGACGGTCATGTAGCCGCCCCGGTCGTACTGGGACAGTAACCGACCCTCATATTTTTGGTACACAACTTTGCCCATCAATGCGGAATATTTCTTAACCCACCGAGGATATGAATAGATGCGACCCATATTTGAGGCTGCAATGAAACCCTCAAATTTTGGAACATCCCTAAATTCTTCATTTGGCAAGGCCAAGTGCGGCTTTAACGTCATCAAGCAAGTCCTTTTCGGTGTAGCCATAGTAAGCCTCAAACGCTTTGCGGCCCATTCCATGAATGCCCATGTTACCACGATGATGTTGTGGGCACAAAGGCAATACATTCATATGACTTGACCTTTGTGCCATGCCGACCCCGCTGCGAGGATGGTGTATTTCAGCAGGCGTCCCTTCGTACCCCATCCTGCGGCAGACAGCACAGCCTAACTCGGCTACCCGGCCCATGTGCTTCTTCTCAGCCAGCGTTGTCATCTGCTCACCTTCGCGGCGTCAATCTGAGTCCTGATCCACTCCGGTCCAAGCCTCATCAATGTAATCCTCTGGCTCTGGGTCAGCTTGATTGAGTAAGTGACCGATAACGGCTCGCCTACCCGTTTGTCTTGGTCAATACGTTTGTCTCTTCGGGTGTATTTTTGTTCGTGGCTGATGCGCTCAAACTCTTCGTCCTCGTTCATATCGTGGCCTTGCCTTCGGCCCGGTTGCTGGCCTCTTGCGATCGCCAAACTTCAATCCTAGCCTGCGCGGCTATCAGCATCCACCGCAGCTCCTCGCGGACCTCTACGGCCTGTTGTAGGGCCTTTAAATGCTCCTTGTACTTGGGTGAGGCATACGCCTCGCGCTCTTGCATGGCGGCCGTCTTGTGATCTCGCAACTCAGCCTCAATCATCTGCTCTGCTTTGATGGTCTTCCGGAGCTCTTCCATATAGACTTTGTTGGCCTCGGCCTGCGCGTAGGCCTTGGACTTTGCGATCATGAAGTCAACCGCAGCCATGGGGTCTATCAGTTTTTCTGTCATACGCCCTCCGGAAATAATGCGTCGCCGGCCTCGATGGGGAACCAGACGCCCCATGCCACAACCTGCTGGACGTCCATGTGCTCAAGGAACCCGTCAACCGTACCAATCCGGTACTCGGTATCACCGTCCTCGGTCTGGACCTTGGCAATACCAATCTTGCCCTTGCGACCCTCAAACCACTTAACTTTCATCGGTGTCATTCTTTTTCCTTGATCAAAACATCTACACCAGCGGTCGCTGCATACACTTTGCGGACATGACACTCAACGATCTGGCTGTCGTCAACAAAAATAATGCTATTCATCGCATCACAGATGCTTTTGGCCACGTTGTCCCAATCAGGCTTCTTGCATGGCCACTCCGTGCCGTTCAAACAGGCCTCTACGCGCTTTTTGGGGTAAGACTTAGGCACTGATAGCCTGATGTAGATTGCGGCCTCTAGCGCCGTCTCTAGCGGTTTGCTGCTGCCCATTGCCTGCAGTGCATAAAACCGTACTTGATCTTCGTAGCTGCTGGTCTTGGCGTCGGTGTAGGTCGCAACAAAGTTACCACGCCGGGCAAACCTTGGCCTGCCTTTGCCGTGGGGCGGGCCGGGAATGGTGAACATAATTTGCATCATTGGTTTTGCACCGGTACACGGTTGACCAACTGGTCGGCTGCACTGCGCAAAGCCGTGCAGACAGCGCCCTCATCCTCATTGTCGGCCATGTCCAGCAGCATCTGGGCACAGGCCCGGCGCTCAAGGAACATGGCCTGTTTGGTCGTGTGGACGGCGATCGCCATGATCTCGGCTTTAGCCTCAGCCAGCGCCTGATTGAATTCGTTCTGCGTAAAAAGGGTTTTGCCCTGTTCAAAAATGTTCATTTCATTGCCCTATTTTGGTGTTGATCATTTCCATTCTCCTTCTGAACCTCGATTACCTTTTGCCCACTGTTCTCGAACATCTGCTTCAAGACTCGACTTGGGATGTATCTCGTTCCAGCCCTTTTGGTGTCGCCCACGGTCGTCAAGCGAACCGTAGAAAAAAACGTGTGCGCTAATCCGATCTTGTAGTCTTTTTTTGATGACCCAACGAACGAGACAGCGATGACGATGTTGGTCTTCATCATTCAAAATCCAGATCACCTGTCAGTTGCAGGGCAAGCGTGATCATGTGGAGGGGGTGCGGTTTTCCCTCCCTCACTTCATCCAGCAGCTTTTTTGCTTCAAAGTAATCCATCAGAACTCCTCCCGGTCGTAGTAAGAAGTCGCCGGGGCGGAAAGGTTTTGACGTTCAGACCACTGCTTGTAGGTTGACGTGCCTTCGTTCTTGGGTTTGTTTCCCCACTGGTGGTAGCTGCATTTTGGCGGTGATCCCTCCATGCGGACCGACCACAAGTTCCCACAGCCTGCATGAGAACAGTACAGCTTGTCATCTTCGTTGACGTGGTCGTTCTTTTTTTCCGGTTTTGCAAAGCTCATTTTGAATATTTCCCATCAATGATTTTTTGAAAATTTGTTGCGTTCACAACCCACTCAAGATCAGGCCGCCACGTCCTGCCTTGCGACTCAAAACCGTTTGACAGGGTAGTGTCTCGGGCTATGTAACCAAAAAAGCTGTCCCACCATTTGATGCCTGCGGCTTCAGTCTCGTAACCATCAGGGCTGTACTGGCTCGGCTTGCTGGCTTGGTTCCATCGCTGCTTGGTGTTGGCTCTGCGGGTACCTTCCCAACTTCTTGGCTGTGCAAGGTGTGGCAGATGCTTTGCCCAAAGTTTAAGAATTTCCTCCTGCGGACAGGCCATCAGCTTTGCTGTGGACAAAGTAGCTTTAGCTACTGGTATTAATGTGTCTTGTGTTATGGGTCCTGTGTTATGTGTAGCATTGCTTTCGGATTGCGTTCGCAATGCGTCCGCATCCCAACGAGCTTTTGCACTCTGAGAAGCCTTCTGGCTTTTATCGCCAGCCTTGGCAATTTCACGCTGTACACGGTCTGACACCCAGCCTGCTTCAGTGCGAACGAAGAATTCTTGCAATACGATGGCAATGCTTTCGCAATGCGTTCGCATACGAATGTTCCGCGCCACCTCGTTGATTTCTAGTGGAATTGGCTTTTCGTGCAGATAAACCCAGTCCAGCAGCCGCCGGTAGGCTAGGTCTTCAAGTTCAGAGAGATGCCCAGTGTGCGACTGATAGTCGCCAATGTTGAACTGGTAATAGTGCATTTTTGACCTTACTTCGTTGGTCTGCTTCACTGAAAGAAAACAACGGCAGAAGGGTGAAGAATCCTCTTTTCCCCCGCTAAGGGTAGCCGCGTTTCAAAAATCATATCACCTTTTTTGGTCTGCCGCCCAGCTTGCCAGAATTTCTGTTGATCTCAACCCTAGCGGCACGGCTGGCAATCTCTTTGTCAGCCCGGGAATTGATGTAACCCGCGTCAGTCCGTTCAAAGAACTCGTTCAACACCGGCGCAACAACGTCCTCATCCAGCCGAACCCGTCGCACTACGGCTGCAAGGTCAAGCGGCAGTGGCTGCTCGCTGATGTAGTACCAGTCCAGCAGGCGGCGGTAGGCCAAGTCCTCGGCATCAGCAAGGTGCGCTGTCTCGGCAAGGTAGTCACCGATGTGAAACTTGTACCAGATCACTTCAGGGCTCCAAAGATGTCAGGCCGGAGGATCTTGCGCGTCACTTGACCCTTGGTGTACCGCTCAATGGCCACGCTCAACTCGGGGCTGGCAAGGTGCTTGCCGCTGATCACAAGGCTCATCCACGTCTTGCTCACCCCAAGCTTTCTGGCCATCTCGGCCTTCGCCCCTCGGGGCTTTTCAAGGAAAAATTCAGTCAACGTCATTGGATCTCCTGTGTTT